TCTTTCTCCTTGATCGATGAAAAGGCGGCGCGAGGAACTTCCCCGCGCCGCCGGAGGGTTTTGCTACGAGAGGTTCGTGCCGACCACCCATGCCGTCGGGTAGCGCAGCATCACGTCGACCATCCACAGCGCGCGGATACCGACCTGCCCCTGATTGAAGCGCGTGCCACCGGTGTCGGTGTCGAGCTGCAGGACGCCCCACTCGCCGATCACCAGGGTGTCCCAGGAACCGAAGATGAGGTTGGCCGATGCGAGCTGCTCGGAGGACATCGCGTTGAAGCCGACGCACATGCCGTCGAGCATGTTGCCGACCCACAGCGGGGTGTCCGTCGAGGTGAAGCGTTGCACCTGCATGAGCCGCGACGCGCCGGCGGTGTTCGTGACGAAGCCCGGATTGCCGAGGATCGCATTCGCGCTGCCCGCGGTCTGCGGGAAGGCGAGGATCTTGGCATAGGTAGCCGAGGACGCATCCTGGCCGCTGGTGATGCCGGTGGTGTTCTTGATGCCCAGCGGTTGCGCACCGCCCGTGCCGTTGATCGAGGCATTGTCCACGCCGTCGATCGCGATGTCCGCGGCCAGGTCGGCCATGACGAACGCCTCGGCCGAGGGCGACGCCTGCTGGAGCAGCTGGATCGAGACATCGGTGATCACGATCGCCGTCTTCGGGGTCATGGAGAGCTGGCCGAGAGTCTGATCGGCCGCCGAGACGCTCGTGCCGCCTCCGCCCTGCCAGGTCACGCTCGGCTTGCCCGTTTGCCGCGGGAAGACGAGGTTGCCCTGCAGGCCGGAGAGCACGCGCGCCCCCATGCGCATCGCGACCGAGCGATTGCGCAGGATCCCGATGAAGTCCATCTGGTCGACCGCGACCAGATAGCCGCCCTTGGAGCCCGGCGTGATGTCCAGGGCGCGCATGCCCATCGCGCGCCTGGCCGCCTCTTCCGGAAGCTCGCGGTGCAGGATCTCCGAGGGCACGAGAATCTTCGTCTGGCCGGACGCCAGGCCCGGGTTCTTCCTCTCCAGCTCGGCGGTGCACTCGATCTCGAATGCCGCCTCCTCGCGGAACTTCGGGTCGGCCGGCTTGTTCAGATGCCGCATCGCGCGGAACAGGCTCCAGCGCTGGCTCTCCCGGCTCGTCAGGCCCAGGCGTGCGGCCTCGTGCGGGCGCTGCTTGCTGCGCTCTTCCTCGACCTCGAGGATACCGTCGGCGACCTCGGTCAGCGTGGTGCCGTCGCGGATCCACTGCTCCTCGACGCGCGGATCGATCTTGCTCGCCTTGCAGAGGTTGATGATGGCCTGCCGGCGTTCCTTCTCGGCCTGAACTGCGGTGATCTTGGTTCTGGCGGCAGCGTCCGCAGCCGCTTGTTCCTCGGGCGTCATAGCATGCTCCTTGATAGCGGCAGAAGCCGCGGATTTGGTGGGGACTTCTGCAGCCGCTCGCCGCGCAGCTTCCGCGAGAGCTTGTTGCTCGTTTTCGGCGTGGACGCGCGCGCGCTCGGCCGCTTCCGCGGCTGCGCTCCGGCCCACGCCGACTGTCTGATCCGCGGGCACGGTCACGAGCGACACCTCGAAAGGCGTCCAACGGGTGACGGTGTATGTGTCGGGGCCGTCCTTGCTCTCGCCCGTCAGCTTCATGTCGTCGCGCATGTAGCCGACCGACACCGACGTCAGGATCCCGTCCTTCACGTCGCGAAAGACCTCGGAGGCGCGCTGGCTGTTGCCGAACTTGACGACCGCGCGGCCCTTTTTGTCGTCTCCGACAGAAGCGGACTGCACCACGCCGACCCAGTCGCTTGGATCGTGATTCACCAGAAGATTCGCGCGGCCGGAGCCGAGCCGGTCGAGGTTCACTGCGTCCCTGGCATGCGAGAGGATCTCGTTGCCGTAGAAGCGCTCGACCGGCTCCTCGGACGAGAACGACATCGCGACGGTGCGCGATTGCTCGTCCACCGTGGCGCGCTCGAACATGCCCTCGAGCAGATCGCGACGCGCGCGGATCTCGTCGATCGGCACCGACTTCTTCGGCGCGGTCTCCGCCGCCTCCTCCGCGGGAGTATCCGCGCCCGGGGCCTCCGACTTTTCCTCGATCAGATTGAGCAGCTCCGCGGCGCGCGCCTCGACCTCCTTGTCGCCCTGCTGCGCTGCGCGCGATTTCGCGGCCTCGACTCCGCGCTTGTAGACCTCGCCGGCCTTGCCGTAGGGATAGCCGTAGCGCGCCTTGGTCTTCTCGGGCTGGTCGGGATGCTCCGCGAGGTGATATTTCGCGAAGTTCGGCCAGTCGTCGCCGTTCGGGCCCAGCAGCTTGTCGCCGTCGGCCGCCGTGAAGCTCCAGGCGCCACCGTTGATCTTCCCCTCGGCGATAAAGCTCCTCGCCTGCGCCACACCGGGCGCATTGACTTTGACGGCCATCGGCTACCTCCGAAGTTTTACGACGCGACCGGCGGGCTGGCCGCCGCTTGGACTGGATCCGCCTCCGGCAGCCGCTTCTCCCTCGGCCACTGAAGGCTCCGAGTCGCCGGGCTCGCCTTGTTGCGGGACGGGCTGCCCAGTGCCACGCTCCGAGCCCGTGACGGCCGGGATGTAGACGCTCGGCGAGGTGGTGAACTCGAGCTGCAGCTGCTCCTCGTCCAGCAGTTCCTGCGCCCGCTGCTGATCGACGTCTTCGATGTCGCGGCCATCGGCCGTGGCGGCGATAACGTCCGCGCGCGTGGTGAGGCCGGCCTTGATCGCGTCTTCATAGGCCTGGACCTCCTTCGTCGGGTCGATCCAGCCCCAGCCGCGCGCCTTGAACGCGCAGCATTCGAATTTCTCCGGGTCGAGCGCGTACTCAGCGATGCCGATCGTGCTCACGGCCCGCGCCAGCACCGCTTGCTTGAGCCAGATCTTGTGCACCTTCCAGCGGAAATTGCGGATGAACCACTGCTGCAGGACCTTGAACGAGTCGCGATCGTCCAGCATCGCCGCGCGCTGCGACGAGTAGTTGTGCTGCGAATAATCGCGCGACAGCGCTTCGTAGCTGATGCCGTAGCCCGTGCCGGCTGCCATTTCGCGCAGCATCGCGCGCATGAAGGGCTCGAAGGCTGAGTTCGGCCGGTTCGGCATGAACGGCTTGAGCTCCTCGCCCGGCGCCAGGCGCTGGAATGTACCCGCCTCGAGCTGGACCTCGGCTCCCAAGCCGGAGCCGGAGCCGTCGATCTGCGTGACGAGCGCCGAGTTCGGGTTCGGCGTCTCGATGGTGCCGCTGATGCATGCGCCGGCGCGCGCGGCGACGATCTCCGCTTCCGAATAGCCGTCCATGTCGTTCAGCTTCCCGGCCGTCGCATGCAGCCAGGGCTCGCCGCGCGTTTGCGGCCAGCGGTCGATCAGCCGCAGATGGATGATCTGCTCGGCAGGCACGCGCTCCACGCGGTTCGGCTGGCCGACGATCCAGCGCAGATCCGCGGGATGCTGCTCGCGGATCCAATAGGCGATCGGACGGCCGAACGGGTCGACCTCGACGCCCATGCGCACCACCGCGCCCTTCGGGCTGGTCGCGTAGGGCGCCGGGATCGGATACTGCAGCTCGTCGGCGATGCGCTCGGCCTCGATCAGCTCCAGGCCCAGGGGAACCTCGGAGCCGCCGAACGCGCTGAAGTGCAGACGTATGAACGCCTCGCCCGCCTCGAACACCTGCGCCATGATGGCGCGCTCGAGGTCGGAGAAATGCAGCGCCCCGCCGGTATGGCAGTATTCGCCGCAGGCCCAGTCCTCCCAAGCCTCCTCGATATCGTCGTTGACCGTCTCGCGCAGCTGGCCGCGCGTCGCCATCACCTTCGCCTGCAGGCCAATGCCCGAGCCGACCACGTTGTTCTGGATGATCACCTTCGCGCGCTTGGCATAGGCCGCATCGCGCACCAGCTGCCGGCTGCGGTTGCGCAGATTCGTGAGGCTCGAGACGAGCTCCGAGTCGGCGGAGGTCGTAGAGACGAAGCCCGGCGAGTTGAGGCGCGAGGGGCGCGCGGATTGGTACATGCGCGTGTCGACGCGGGCGCCGTTCGCCATGCTGGCCCTGGCCGCCTTGAGCTCCTCGCGCAGCGCGCGCCGGATCTCCGCCTGCACCGAGGGCTTCTTCGCCGGGCGGATGGCGCGCGCAATCGATTTTCTCAGTGCTTCAAGCACGGTCGCCTTTCGCAAATGAGCTCATCGATTGAACCTCACGCCTGCGAGACGAGGATTGCCCAGGCCGTCGGCGACCCGCTTGGCCGCTTCCTCATCGGCCACTTCCCAGCGGTAGCGATCGCGCCAGGGCAGCAGATCCTGCGTCGTCATCTTCTTGATGCTGCGGCCGCCGATGGAGTACTCCATGACATCGGCGGTGCCCTTCGTCTCGATCAGCGCCTCGATCGCGTCGAGGACCTTGCGCGCGTGGCTGCGGTTGTCCGAGCTCGTGAGCCCGGCGACCTTCGCCTGGATCTCGAGGAACCCTTGCTCGATCGTGACCTCGGCGCCGGACTTCTCGACCCGCGCGCGCCAGTCGTAGGTGCCAGGCGCATAGCCGGCCGACGTCGCCGGCGAGATCTGCACGCGATAGCTCTGCCCGTCCGACGCGGTCGCGGCCGTGAGCAGGAGCTGCGTGCCAGCCGTCCGCGGCGTCAGGTAATACTTGAGCGTCCA